TCTTCTTCTGGAGTCTCTAATGTTTCTGTAACAGTCAAACCAATACGGTATGATGGGGTGTTGGTATACTTGTCTAGAATAATTCTTTGTGTTGCAACCTTTACGAAATGTCCACGAACAAAGTAAACACCTTCTTGAACATTTGCAGAACTACCTGTTGCAGTTGCAGCAGTTGCTTCAAGTTGTGCAGAGTCAATACCAGAACCAAAAGCACCTACCGTACCATCAGCAGATATCTTTTCACCGTTATTAAAAACAGTTGTTACATTATCCGAACCTGTTGCAACATACTTTACAAATAGAGTGATAGGATCAGTTGTTGTTGCAGCAACTGCTTGTATAACTTCTGCGACAACACCACTAGCAGAACCAGTAATTTTCTTGCCAACAAAATCTTGAATGTATGTAGATACTTCTGTTGTTTCTAATAGTCCCGACAACTTAACTGCGTAATACTCATTAGTAAAACCAGTTGCGCCAGGAATGACAACAGTTCCTTCCTTGAACATATGTCTACCATGTCTTTCAACTTGGTTCTGTAGGATAGTTTGAAGTGCAGTTAACTCTCTTGCTTGGACTGAAAATCCAGGCCGAAAGAGTACCCTATGAAAGTTTTTGTCTTCTGCAAAATCATCATAATACGGGGCTACATTAAGATTTGTATTTTCCATTGTTTAGAATTCCACTACGATTTTAATATCTTCTGTTTGGTCAGACGCACGAGAAATTGGGCGTCTATTCTCTATATAGATAACCTTTCCACTGTCTGGTTGTAACTCTGGTGTGGCGTATGTAGCCGCTGTTCCAACAGCACCACTACTGGCACCAGTGATAACATTAGTACCACTAAATGCAATTACGTTTCCGTTTGCTGCAAGACCATAGTTTGCATATTTCTCTTGATGATAGTATATAATATTATTAACTGAATCAAACTCAACAATCTTACCTACTGCACCAGTAGTTGATTGTGTAATCTTTTCATCTATTTCATATGCAACCGTTGGGGCACCATTCAATGTAACCTTCAGAGATTGTCTTGCAGTAGATGAAGTTGAAACAGTTGTTGTACCAAAGTTAAATGGGTTTTTAATAATTCCAACTTCTCTGAAATCATTTGCGATTGTAAAGTCAGCACCTTCATTCTGTTCTAATTTAACATTAGTCATTACGAAGTGAGAACCAAGTTCATGTACTGCATCCTTACCATGTCCACCGTAAGGTGAAACGATTGGTTGAACTGAACCACCAGAACCACTACCAATATTCGCAGCAGAACTTACAGATGTATCACTATACACGTTTGTTAAGTCAACATTTGCAAAAGTATAATTAGCACCGATTGCGTACATGTTTGAACCAGCAGAACCCTGCTTTACAATTGCACCACCAGATACTACAATTTTTACAATACCATTTGAACCATCTCCATCAATTGGAGAATAGTAAGTTCCGTTTGTGTAACCAGAACCAGCAACAGTTCGAACAGTATCCAATGCACCACTCACTGCGTTACCAGATACAGTTGTATCTGTACTTACAGGAATGAAATCAGATGTCAAGAACTTTGAAACTTCTGAGGTTGTAATCTTGTACATGTATTGTAACAAGTAACCACCCAACTCAAAAGGAGTTGAGGTTTCTGATGTAGGTTGAGCACCACTATACGCAACTCCACCGTTGTTGTCAAGTACTTTATACACTCTGTAGTCAGTAGTCATAAAGTAATATGTACCAGCATACAAGTTTGTTGCGCCACTAGTTGTGGTATTCGATGTACTAATATCATGTTCGTACATGTCGTAAGTTGTAGAGTTTGCCCAGTTTCTTCTTGGGATGACGTATGAAACATCAGAAGATGAGATGAGTTTGGCAGCAAGCATTGAATCCCACTTGTAATGCTCTGTTACCACATCATCATTTGGTACTGGTGGAGAGTTATCTGTACCGCCAGTAGTTGTTGTTGTAAACGGAGTACTCTTACCAATAAAAAGATAATACGTTGTGGGCGCAGCTTCTGAGAACGATTCAAAAAATTGTTCTGCATTATGCTGTCTGAAATGTTCTGTTATAATTGCTGCCATTTTGTTTTCCTATATTCTATAATACTATTTAGTTGTTCTTTTCAACCCATTTTAATTTCTTATACACGTTATTAGTTTTATGTCATGTAGTTTAAGCATCTGTATGGTAACTAAGATTTATAACGTAAGTATGACCTGCTCCTACAGTCACAACTGTAAAACTCTGCGAACTGATTAGTCTACCAAAAGTTTGACCAGCATCTATTATTACCAGTGTGGGTATATTGTTTTGAGGATTAGCTACTGGCCCGCATGTACGGTTTTTATCAGTAGAGGCATTTACAAAAGGAAGTGGTATTTTTAAATGCCCACTCTGCGAGGTTACACTAGCAAGGTATATATTTCCTGTAATGTTAACAATACTCCCCACTTTTGTATACCTCAAAGTTCTGTAATTAGCAGTAGTTGTTGCGCTTCCAGAAACCGTGAAAGTCAGATTTGTAGTGTCAATAGTGCCTTCTTCATAATCGTCAAGTTTATTAGATGTTGATGTGCCTCCTAAGAAAACACCACCACCCAGATATAGGTCTTTGTAACGATAGCTTTGCGCCCCAAGATCGTTTGTGTTATCAACTCTTGTGGAAGTGCCATTAGTGGGATTTTGATTAACACCATTGAACATTATGCCGCTATCTTGACTTCCAAAATAAGTTGCACCACCCAGAGTACCAATGCCTCCAACTGCTGTGCCGTTTGTCTGTAGTCCTAAAATAGTTCCGTTACTGGCAAGCAGATTAGCCGTAGTAGTTCCAGTAAAAGTAGGACTAGCAATGGGAGCCTTTGCAGCAATAGATGTATTGATTGAGTTAGCAAGTTTGTCTGCTGTTACTGCATCATCAGCGATATCAGCAGTAGCAATTGCACCGTCAAGTACCGCTGTGGATTTAATTGTATCAATTGCCATTTTTTATTTTCCTCTATTAAGCAATGGTGCAACCATTGTTTGCAACAAGTACCCAACCGATTGTGGTTGCGTAAGTAAGCATAACACTGTCACCAACATCGTTCATAGTAATAGTTGAACCACCAGCAAAAGTAACTGGAGTAATAGTACCATCACCACCATCAGCTTTCATCACAATGATTTTAATTTGTCCTACAGTTCCGTTAGCGAGTGTCAATGCATTAGCAGCAGTTGTTGTAACTTCTGTTACACCAGTTACTACATCAATTGCACCAGCACCAGAAAGTGTCTGTACACTTGTCTTCAAGTCTGCAAGAGTTTTGTTAGTAAGGATATCAGCAGATACTTTACTTACTAATGTAGAACTTACACCAGCAGGAAGTAGACTTATATTAGTTACACTTGCACTATGTGGTTGTGGTTTGATTGTTTGTCCGTGTGAGTTCGCATGACAGTTAAGTTTAATCTGTCCTTCAACTGAGGAACCATCACCTCTGACTTCAACGATGTTGTTGGCAGGCGTAACCTCTAACGCACCACCAGTTCCAACAATTCCACCAGTAGTTACTGTGGTGATTGTTGCTGAGGTTTGAGTTCCACCAACTACTCCGTTAATAGTGGGCGCAGTCAGTGTTTTGCCTGTGAGGGTTAATGTATTGCCGGCGAGACAAATGGATGCAGTGTCACTCAAGTTTGTACTTGCGAGACTAATTGCAGCACTACCATTGAATGCTACTCCAGCAATGTTTCTTGAAGATGCAAGAAGGGTTGCTGTTGCAGCATTGCCTGTTATGTTTACGTTAGACGCTAAGGTAGTACCGTCACCAAACTTGGTGTAGAGTTCTACGAAATTGGCGTTTAGTTTACCTGCTCCACTACGGAGGTCATCGCCTGTTCCGTCATTCGCAGAAGTTCCACGCCCGATTGCTTGATATGCCATTATTGGGTTTCTCCTATTATGTTCTTATAGTTATTTATACGTCTAATCTACTGGGTATCGTAAGTTTCTGATGAATTATCAAAGGTAGTCTCTAATGTAGAGAATAATTGAAATGCACCACCCGATGTAATAGAATCAGCGTCAAATTTAGTTGTTGTTTCATCGAAGCCGATATTGACTTCATCGAAGGAAGTTGCGTACCTTCCTTCAGTATCCCTAGTGTTTCCACTCTCATCAAACCTTTGTATAGTATCATCGAATGAAACGAAGTTATTATCAAAGGCATTAGTCAGTCCATCCCTAGAGATATATATCTCAGACGGAGGCATGAAGTTAATTCTTTTTGTAAATGCACTTGCTGGAATAGTTCCATCTGCATTTACTATCTCTCTAATTCCAATGTATCCAATTTGTGCAAGTGTGTATTGGTCACGAGACTTGTTGGCGCCTGTGGTTGCAATTCTTCCACTTGGATCACGATGGTTTGGTATCACAACAGAACTGCTGGTGGGATGTACAGAGAAAGCGTAGTGTGCAACATTCTCCATTGTCGGCCCTGTAAGATGTGCGCCTCTTCCAATGTTCATTCTAACCGATACATCAGATGTTAATGTAACATCTCTACCATCTGGAACATCTGATATATCTGAATATCCAGACATAGGAGCAGATACAAGGGTCGCATTGTTTGTTGTCGTACCTAACCTTCTCCCAAAGATTGTGGTGAATAGGTTAGTGAATGTAGATGCGAGTTCTGGAGAGAATGTATCATCACCGAAGTAATCACTAATTCTACCAGCAGCAGGCACTTGAATAGTTGCAGATACCTGAGATGCAAAAGATACTTCACCGAACACGTTCCAACCAGCAGGGTGAACAGAACGGCGAATAGAATCTCTCCATTCATTAATAGACTGTCCAACACGAACAACATATGAGTAATCTTGATAGTATAAACTATCTTGAACCTTCATACTTTCAACGGAAACCTTACCTCTATCTGATTGGAAGGCTCCAACTGTAGTACCGATTGTTCCAATTTCAACATCACCTGTAGCAGAGTTTGATTGTACAACTGTAGCAGTAGCACCTGTGACTGTGGTTAATGTATCACCCTCATCTAATGTAACAGTAGTCTTTACCTTTAACAAGTTTCTTGTGCTATCAAAGTTAACTACCGTACCAGAGTGACTAGTTAAAGTATCTCCCTTTGCAAAATCACCAGAGTAATCTTTAATAATAAAGTTTTTATTAAACTCAGCTGTTGGGACTGTAGTATAATTCAAACCAAAGTTTGTTACTGCAACATCACCAACTGCACCAATCATTGGCGACTTGGTAGAAAGCGCATATAGTTCTGCACCAGAACCACCAGTTGTTGAGACAGAGATAATTGGTGTCTTTAAGAAACCATTACCAGAGTTAATTATTCCTACCTTTGTAATCTCACCACGTTCAGAGGAAACACTCAAATCAACAAATGTTTGTGGTTCCAGAATAATCTGATCCCCATCTTCAAATACAAGATGGTCGGCTTCACCTACAGTTTGTTCTAGTGTAGTAAAGAATACGTCTGCATCTTCTCTAAGAAGTTGTTTCCCATCTTCCATGATGATATCACCAGTGAAGTCTTGAGAAGTTCCTGCTGCTAATGCATAATCCAAAGAAGATTTTTCAGTAAGTACCATTCCACTTTGTTCTAGGAACAGGTTACTTCCGTCTTCCATTGATAGGTATGCGTTGTTTAGCGTACCGTCTTCCATTTCAAAATTTTCATTCTGAACTGTTAAAATGTTTAGGTTATCTTCTGTAACAATTTGATCTGGAGATGTGTCAGACTCTAGGTTTATTCCACCACCAACAACCAGAACCTTTGCACTAAGACTTGTGCCTTCAGTACCAGTTATATTAAATACAAGGTTATCCCCTACTGCATAACCAGTACCACCACTTTCAATTAAAATATCATTTACACTGCCGGGCCTGATAGATTCGATTCTTGCAGTAGCTTCATTATTTCCACCAGCGCCAATAGTAACCGTATCACCTATGGAATAATAAGAACCACGGTCGGTAACAACCTTTCCTGTAACGATTCCCTTTACAACACCAGAGATTTCTAAGTCTCTTGCGGTATCAATTGAGGTAAGAGTTTCTCCCTCAATAAAAGTTCCAACAATAGAGTTTTCATCTAGACTAAGTTCAGCAATGTTACTTGCACCTTCTCTAAACTTAATAACAGTTATGAGAATTGCTTTTGCACCAGAGGTTGCACCAGTGATGAATTCACCAACAGCACTTGTAAAGTCAGACTGTCCTGTTTCAGTAATTCGAATTACTTTGTCTGTTGACCACTCACCATCAGATGAACGTAATAGGTTGTCTCTTGGATAAATTATTTCTGGTTCTTCGTTGAAAAGAATTCTGAAGAATAACTTGTGAGCATCAGCAGTACCCTTTGCTGCGTACAAGTCTTTAATACTCTTAATAAGTTTTCTTTTCTCTGTACCTTCTGCTAGGGTATTAGGTATAGACTCCATGAGGGAGTCTCTAAACTTATCAAGAAAACTGTAAACTGTATTGTCAACATCTGCATACTCAAGCATCTGTTGAATGTTTTGAACAGGGTTTGCACGATAAGAAACAACAGTTGTTGTTGCACCAGAAGTTGAACCTGTTATTATTTCACCAGTTTCAAATCTTTGTTGGGACGTTATGAATAATCTATTATTAGCATCGAAGTCATCAACAAGTACTCTTGCTGTGGCTTTAGATTTAGAACCAACAATAGTTTCACCAGCGACAAACTTTCCGATAGATGATTCAAGAACAACCTTTAACTCTTGTTCGTCAAGAATATAGTTAGTTGTGATTGTCTCTTCTATAACAAAATCATTAGAACCAGATACAACCAGCTCACCAGATTCTAAAAACTCATAATAGTATTTTAAAAATAAAGCAAATACAGGATGATCCGCCTTGATAAATTCAGGCAGTTGATCTTGTATATGTGGTGATACTTTATTTTTTAAAGTTGGTGTAGACATTTAAAAACCTTGCTAGTATGTATTCTGTGTTGTAGTATATCCTGTACCAGCAGATGAACCGCCAGATACAATAACATCAACAGTGCCATCCACTGATGTATTAGCCAAATCAATTTCTAGTAACTGATTTCTAACAGACACAATATCATTAGAAGCGGGAAGTATATCAATTGATATCTTTCCGTCTGTACTGGTTGTACCAGTAATAGTTAAATCGGTAAGAACAATCTTTCCAGTTGTGTAATCAATTGTTCCTGCTGTTGAATCCACATATGTTCTAGTAGTACCACCAACCAAATAATAAGTTCTGATGTTACCAGAACCATCATCATCCAGATACAATGTATTTGTATTTGTGGAAATAGTAAATCCTGTTGATGAAGTAATACCACCCATCACTTTATTATGGTCAACGTGTGGGTTATATAATGGGTTATTAAAATTAATAACATACTGAGTAATAGTATTTAATACTGGTGTCACTATTTTATTAAGCGTAATTCTTGTTGTGTTAGAAAGTATTGAAGTGTCTGTGCTGTCAATCAATCCTGACAGTTTAGAATGCCTGAATACAACATCAAAGTTTTGTAAGTCATTTGAATTATAATTTGTTATTGTTGTTCTGATAAGTGTTTCTAAATCGCCCACAGACTTTGTAGTTGTCTTACTATCAAATTTAAAGTTAGTCTTTAATTTAATCTTTGTCACTTCTGGATTCACAAACGTAGGACGAATAGATGCGACATTGTATTTTTTCAAATCAACTGCAATACTATTCTTTTGAGCCTGTGTCAAATCAACACCAGACTTTGTTCTCACTGAAAGAAAAACCTGTCCGTAGATAGGTGGATCATTATCTTCACCACCCCAAACTTGAACTGCCTTTGTTCCAGCATATACTGTAGGAAGAATTGTTTTGTAATCTTGTGTAGTTACTGCTCTACCCTGAGATGCATAATCTAGGGGAGC